TTTGATGGCTCTGCTAATATTACTATTGCGGCTACAGATTTATCTGATACAGACCAAAGTTTATCAACTACAGATAATGTAACGTTTAATGATATGACTGTTTCTGGTAATTTGACAGTAAGTGGTACTACAACAACTGTTAATACAGAAACTATTAATCTTGCTGATAACACTATTACTTTAAATAGTAACGAAACAGGCACACCATCACAAGACGGTGGTATAGAGATTGAACGAGGTACTTCAACAAATAAAACTTTAATTTGGAATGAAACAACTGATAAATGGACTGATGGTTCAGAAACATTTGTTGCTGCTACATTTGAAGGTGCTTTAACAGGTGATGTTACAGGTAACGTAACAGGTGATGTAACAGGTAATGCTGATACAGCAACTGCTTTAGAAACTGCTAGAACAATTGGTGACGTATCATTTGATGGTTCTGCTAATATTAATTTACCTGGTGTTAATACATCTGGTAATCAGGATACTTCAGGAAACGCTGCAACAGCAACTGCTTTAGAAACAGCAAGAACAATCGCTGGTGTATCATTCGATGGTTCCGCAAATATTTCAATTGCTCCTACAGATTTAACAGGTGTTACAGCAACTGCTGCTGAAATTAATAAACTAGATGGTGTTACTGCTACAACTGCTGAATTAAACTTCATAGATGGTGTAACAAGTGCTATTCAAACACAATTAGATAGTAAAACAACACCAGCATTTGCTATTGCTCAAGCAATTGCATTAGGTTAATTTAATAGTTATAAATAGTTCTAAAAGAAACTATAATTGTAGGGTAAAATGGCGAATCCAAGTAGTAGGGAAACTTTAAAACAGTATGCATTAAGAGCACTAGGAAAACCTGTTATTGAAATTAATGCTGATGACGATCAATTAGAAGATAGAATTGATGAAGCGTTACAGTATTTTGCTCAATATCATTATGACGGTGTTGTTCGTACTTATTTAAAATATAAATTCACTCAAGCAGATAAAGATAGAATGAAATCACCAGAAGGTGACTCATCTTCATCTGGTACTAAAAATTCAGTAACTACATCTTTTGAAGAAGGCAACGGTTATATTGTTATGCCTGATACTGTTATATCAGTAATGAATATTTTTAATTTATCTGATAGACACAATTTAAATATGTTTGATGTAAGATACCAATTAAGATTAAACGACCTTTACGATTTTTCCTCAACATCAATTATTCACTATGATATGACAATGAGGCATTTAGATTTACTAGATCATATTCTAGTAGGAGAGAAACCTATTAGATTTAATCAACATAGTAACAGACTATACATTGATATGGACTTTAAGCACGATATTGAGGTGGATGAATATTTGATTATAGAATGTTGGAGAAAACTTGATCCAGATACCCATACAGATGTATATAACGATATTTTTTTAAAAAGATATGTTACTGCTTTATTTAAAAAACAATGGGGCGCTAATTTATCTAAATTTAACGGTGTAGCGATGATAGGTGGTGTTACTCTTAATGGACAAGAAATTTTTACTCAAGCATTACAAGACATTGAGAAATTAGAAAAAGAAATTAGAGATTCATTTGAAACGCCTGTATCCTACCTAATAGGGTAATAGTCAATGGCAGTAAATCATTATTTCCAAGGTGGTCAAGGGATCGGTGAGCAATCAGAAAGAAGATTGCACGAAGACCTTATCATTGAAGGATTAAAAATTTATGGACAAGATGTCTATTATCTTCCACGAACATTAGTCAATAGAGATTTAGTACTCAACGAAGATCCTGCTGGTTCTTTTGACGATAGTTATTTAATTGAAGCATATTTTGAAACACCAGACGGATTCCAAGGCGATCAGGAAATAATCAACAAATTTGGATTAGAAATTAGAGATGACACAACGTTTGTCATTGCAAAAAGACGTTGGGAAGATCAAGTTGATAATACAGCAACTATGATTGTAGAAGGAAGACCTAACGAAGGTGATGTTATTTACTTCCCTTTAATGAAAAAGTTTTTTGAAGTTCAATTTGTAGAAGATCAGGAACCATTCTTTCAATTAGGTAATCTACCAGTTTATAAATTAAGAGTTACAACGTTTGAATACAGTTCAGAAAGATTTAGTACAGGTATTACTGATATAGATACTAAATCAAGTGAAAATTCATTAGACGCATTTAATTTCCAATTTAGTTTAGAAACTGCTACAGATGGTGGTACTGGTGCATTGATATTAGAAAATAATGATGGTACAGATGATGGAAATACTTATTACTTAATACAAGAATCATATGATCTTGCTACTCAAACAAATGACTTTGCTGATAATGATACATATGATAGTCAAGCAGGATTTAACTCAACAAGCGTTGCTGATGACATACTAGACTTTACTGAAAGAAACCCTTTTGGTGACGCAGATAACGGATTATAAAGATGTTTGGAGATTATTTTTACAACGAATCATTAAGAAAAATTATAGTAGCGTTTGGTACGTTATTTAATAATGTACAGGTACGAAGAAAAGACTCAAATGGTAATGCTGTACAATCAATTAAAGTGCCATTGTCATATGGACCTAAAGAAAAGTTTTTGGTTAGATTAGATGAACAACCTGATTTAACTGATAAAAATTTCGCTATTACTTTACCTCGTATGGGTTTTGAAATAGCGGGAATATCTTACGACCCTACCCGTAAGTTGGCCAGAGTCGGCAAGTACAAAGCAGTAAGTTCTAGCGATGCTAATAGATTAGAGTATATGTACAATCCTGTTCCCTACAACATTGACATAAACCTATACACATTTACTGCTACTGCCGACGCTGGACTACAAATTATAGAACAAATTTTACCTTACTTTCAACCAGATTATACATTAACAATTAATTTAGTTCCAAGTATGAGTATCAAAAGAGATGTGCCAGTTATTTTAACAAATATCAATTACGAAGATAGTTACACAGGTAATTTTACAAGTAGAAGAGCAGTAATCTATCAATTAACATTTACTGCTAAAACTTATCTGTATGGTAAGAAATCATCACAAGGTGTTATCAAAACAGTTCAAGCAGATGCTTATACAGATACAACTGGCGCTGAAGGTAGAGAATTAAGAATTACTGTAGAACCAAGTCCAACTTCAGCAAGTGCTGATGATGATTTTGGATTTACAACAACAATAACAAATTACGCTGATGGTAAGTCGTATGATCCTGTAACTGATACAGATAAATAGGAGAAATTATGGGTATTGATGATAAAATTAATGAAGTATTAGGTATTGAATCAAATACAAAAACAGTTACCGTTGAATCTAAACCACCTGTTCCAAGAGTAGAAGATAAAAAGAAAGAAGATGTGGATAACGATTACAAATATAGCAGAGAAAGTTATTACAATCTTATCGAAAGAGGACAAGACGCAATAGATGGTATATTAGATATTGCAAGAGAAGGACAACACCCACGTGCTTATGAAGTTGCTGGTAACTTAATTAAAAACGTTGCTGAAACAGTTGATAAGTTACAAGACTTACAAAAAAAATTAAAAGATTTGAAACAAGTACCTAAAGGAGCAAATCCACAAATTAAAAACGCTTTGTTTGTAGGTAGTACAGCACAATTACAAAAAATGTTAAAGGGTCAGCAGATAGATAAAGATGAAAGTATTAAAAGCGCTAACACAGAACCTGAAGAAAAAGATATTTAAAATATCAGAATTAGGTTATATTAAGTCAATGACACCTCTAAAAGAATTATTAGAGGGTGAAGAAATGATAGATCCAATTGAGATTATAAGATATGAAGTTTCAGATAAACCAAAATTAGGTGCTTCTGGAATACCATATATACAAAAAGAGTTTAAAGTTAAGAGGGGTAGTCAAAGAATACAAGCAGCACTACAATTAGGATATACACACATAGAAGGAATTATTATAAATGAGTGAAGCATATTTAGGAAACCCTAACCTAAAAAAGGTTAATGTAAAACAAGAATACACTAAAGAACAAATTGTAGAAATACAAAAGTGTATGAAGGATCCTATCTACTTTATTAAAAACTATATTCAAATTGTTTCACTTGATAAAGGTCTTGTACCATTTGAGTTATATGACTTCCAAGAAAAATTAGTAGATACGTTTCACAATAATAGATTTACAATCTGTAAAATGCCACGTCAAAGTGGTAAATCAACAACCATTATTTCTTACCTACTTTACTATTCTATTTTTAATGATAATAAGAATATAGCAATTCTTGCTAACAAAGCAGCAACTGCTAGAGATATTTTATCACGTTATCAACTTGCATATGAAAATTTACCTAGTTGGTTACAACAAGGTGTTATTAATTGGAACAAAGGTAACATAGAATTAGAAAATGGTAGTAAGTTAGTTGCAGCAGCAACATCTTCAAGTTCAGTAAGGGGATCATCTTTTAATATTATCTTCCTTGATGAGTTTGCTTATGTACCACAACAAATTGCTGAATCGTTTTTCAGTTCAGTTTATCCTACAATCTCTTCTGGTAAAGATACAAAAGTTATGATTGTATCTACACCTCACGGAATGAATATGTTTTATAAACTATGGGTAGATGCTGAAGAGAACAGAAATTTATATAAACCTATCGAAGTACATTGGAGTGAAGTACCAGGTAGAGATGAAAAGTGGAAAGAAGAAACAATTAAGAATACAAGTAAAGAGCAATTTGAAGTAGAGTTTGAGTGTGAGTTTGTAGGTTCGATTGATACTTTAATCAAAGCAAGTAAGTTAAGAACAATGACACACAAACCACCAATTTATTCTAAAGATGGTTTAGATATATTTCATAAACCAGTAAAGGGAGAAGAATACTTTATTACTGCTGATGTAGCAAGAGGTACATTGAAAGATTATTCTGCTTTAGTTGTTTTTAATGGTAAAGCACCATACAAGATAATGGCACGATATAAGAGCAATGAAATTAAACCATTAATCTTTCCTCACGTTATACAACAAGTTGCTAAACAGTTTAATAATGCTCACGTTTTAATCGAAGTTAATGATTTAGGACAACAGGTTGCTGATACACTACATTACGAATTAGAATATGACAATATTTTGATGGCGTTTATGAGAGGTAGAAATGGTCAGATATTAGGTGCTGGATTTAGTAAAAGAGGAACACAATTAGGTGTTCGTATGACAAAGCAAGTTAAAAGAATAGGTTGTACAAACTTAAAAACACTTGTTGAAGATAATAAGTTTGTTATAGAAGATTATGAAACTATTAAAGAATTAAGTACATTTATAAGACGTGCCTCATCTTTTGAAGCGGAAGAAGGAGCAAATGACGATATTGTTATATGTTTAGTCATATTCTCCTGGTTAGTAAATCAACGATATTTTAAAGAAATGACTAATTCTGACGTAAGAGCAATGCTGTTCCAAGAACAAGAAAACGCAATAGAACAAGATATGGCACCGTTTGGGTTTATGGATGACGGTTTAAATGACGCTGAAGCGGAAGTAGATGAGTATGGAACAATGTGGCATCCTGTTACTATACATAAAGGGGATATCTTGTAGTTTTCAAGTCTTATAAATATCTAATGAAATCGCACAATAAACATTATAAGAGTTTTTATTTGCAAATAAAAAAAAATGAAAAATTTTGTTATAATTAATTTACGTAAATTTTAAGGAGAAACCAATATGGCATTTCAAGTATCACCAGGTGTTCTCACAAAAGAGATAGACTTAACGCAGATCATACCTGCTGTAAGTACTTCAATTGGTGCTGTAGCAATCTATGCTAAACAAGGTCCTGTTGATGAAGTAGTTTCCATTTCTTCAGAAAAAGATTTGGTTAATACATTCGGAAAACCTGACACAGACACTTTTGAATACTTTTTTACTGCTTCAAACTTTTTATTATATTCTAATGCTTTGAGAGTAGTAAGAATTACAAACAGTAGTATTTTAAATGCTACTGCTAATAGTTCAGGTCTTTTAGTGAAAAACACACAAGATTACGAAGACAACTATGCTGACGGCTCAGGTGCTGTAGGACATTGGGTTGCTAGAACAGCAGGAACTTGGGGTAACAACCTAAAAGTATCTGTTTGTCCAAGCGCCACTGCTTACGAACAAACTTCAGCAAATAATAGTAACTTACTAGTAGATGACGCTTCAACAGCAGTTGGCGATACAACAATAACTGTTGATGATGGTACATTACTAAATGTAGGTGACATTATAAACTTTAACGAAACAGGTGGTTACGAATATAGAGTAACTGCTATATCAACAAATGATGTTTCGTTTTGTAGAAAAGAAGAACCATTACACTTCGACGCTAATGACTCAAATGGGTTACATACAGCGGTTGCGGACGATAGTCCAATTAGAAGAAGATGGCAATATTACGATTCAGTAGAA